ATTCCATTCTAATATCTCACCTTTTGTTTTCAAAAACTCAAAATAAGCACAAATATTAGCTTCCCAACCAGACCGAACAAATATTTTTTTACCACCTATTTCAATAGTACCATTTTTTGTTCTACTGTACATATTACCATTGCTATTACTTAATCTTTTATCCATACTTTTTGATGCGTTATCTGATAATTTTTGTCTATGGTTATCGCTATTAACTATACTATTTTTATCCATCCACATTCTTTTAGAACTTTCAGACATTATTTTTTTTGTAACTTCTGTATGTTTTACATTTAAAAAACCTCTTGGATGTCCTTTTTCTTTAATCCATTTTTTAGCATTTATAGATGTTTTTTCTTTAGCTTGCTTTGTAAACTCTCTACTATTACTAGTTTGTAAACCTAAATTTTTAGCTTTTCTGCAAACATTAGGTTTTAACTTATTATGCTTTAAACAAAATAAATCTAAAGTATTATCCCCAAACATAAATCCTAAATTATAAATTTTTATTAATTCAGATTCTTGTTCTGCAGTCCATTTAGTTTTATTACTTGTATCAATACCATTTTTATTTAAAATAGAATGTACTTTTTGACCTGTTAAACCGTTAAGTTCACCGACTTTCCAAACACTTTTAGTTTCAGAATAATCATTTATTATTTTATTTATATCCATAAAACAAATATAATACATTTTATTCAATTATCCTAATCCTATTCTAATTTAGATTTATAGTGTTCAATAATTCGGTTAGTTTCCATAGCGTAATAATCTTTAAACTCGTTAAATCCTTTTTTATCTTTTTCCCATTTGAGGTATAAAACACCTCTTAACCTTTGGCTTTGGGTTTTTTTATTATCGTATAGATCCAAATCAATTTTATCGAGTTCTTCAACTTCTGATTTACTAATCTTATCTTGACCTTTGAAATACATTATACCGTGAGTTTGGAATAAATCATCTAGTTCTGTTTTCTGGTCCTTAGATAGTTCTAGGGTATTAAACGTTATGCTAAATGATTTATCTGATTTAGGTCGGTAGTTTGTGAGTGTGCAGGCTATTAGCATAGTGTTAGTTATCAAAGTTTTTAGATTCAGCTTCACGTAATTTTAAACCATCTTTATAAACTTCATTATGTTGTGTTAATTTCATTTGAACATCTGCCCTTTTTAACTCATACATTAAGGCATTATTTGCTTGTTTAGCTAGGTTTGCTTGAGCTGATGCCGTTTGTATATCTATTTCATTCTTATCTAATTTTTCCATTTGACCGAAAATGAAATCTAACATTGATTTGTTGTTTACTGGTTGCATAATTTTAAGTTTTAATTGTTAATTTAATTGTTTTTGTTTATCTCTTATTAATTTTCTTATTAGTTTATCTGCCATTTTAAAGTTTATTTCTTCATCAATATTTACATCATAAGTTTGCATAAAATAGTTTTTATAATGTTCATACCCAAATAATAACTGTTTGTTTTCTATTGATAAAAAATCTATTAATTTCATACTACAATAAACACTATTATTAAATCCGTATGAATGTAATAAAATAGGTATTCTATTAATATCAAAATGCCTTTTAAACCAATACAATGATACTTCGCTAGTATTTGATGTATAAATATCTAATATTCTTTTATCTAAAACCTTTTCATAAAACAGTAATTGATATGCTGATACAGTTGGATTTGATGAAACGCCATATTTACAGTATTTATCTATTAAAGTTCCATATACAAAACCTTGATAATCGTGTAATTTATAACTAGAATTAATAAAAGGAAACTCTAAAATATGTTCAAACCAATAGTGTTTATTTAAAGTAGTTACATCTTTACTAACTTCTTTCATTGTATTTCTAAAATAAGTTTCTCCATCTATTTCAACTGATTTTGTAAAATGCTCACAAATATTCATATTGCCATTTATAGTAAATTCATTATCTGAAAGTTTGATAAATTTTAGAGTTTCCATATTAATCGTTATCTGTATTTAAGTAATTCATTAAACTTTTACGCTGTTCTTTTAACCTATCTAATAGGCAATTATCAAGTAGTAACTGATTGTTTACCACTTCAATAGACTTTTCTAAACGTGATATTTTATACTCACATTCTGCTAGTAAATCTATAGTTGTTTTTTCTGCTTCCATGTTGTTATTTATTAGTTGTTTGTTGAAATCTAAAATCTTCTAATTCTTTTCTGGCTTTGCTATACTTCTTTTGTAATTCCTTATACAATTCATTTTCTTTTAAATAGGAATCATCTGGAAGTATTTTAACGGATATAATTTTTATATCAGTAAAAGCCCCATTGATAAGTAAGGACTTGTAATTATCCTCACTTATCGTTATGTTGGCTAGGTTTGACATTATTTTTTACGATTATCAAATTTAAACCTTACTGATCCATTATTATCTTTAGCAGCTAATAACACTAACTTACCTTTATCATCAAAATCAGAACACCAAACCCATTCTTTTAACTTAAATGCAAAGGTAGGTTTACCAGTTGCTTTATCAAATTCAGCATCACTTAATGAAACTTGTATCAAAGGATAATCATATAACTCACGCCCAATACCTAAATTAAAACAAGCTCTTTTAAAAGCATCACTAGCTTCGCCTTTTTCTTTTTCTGTATTACTTTCAGTTCCTACATCTTGTTTCCAAATCCATTGGTTAATAGTTTTATTATAAACCCCAATAGAACAAAACAAATGGTTATCAATTAAGTCGTATTTCTTTTGCCAATACTCAAACCCGATAACGGCATCTAATCGGTTCATATCAACCCTAGCGTCTTTATAAGCTAATATAGTTGCAAAACCTCCTTTGTTTACTGATTGAACTCTAAAATCAATTTCATCAATACTTAGAGGTGTGTTTAGTTTTAATTCCTTTTCCATGTCTATTTGTTTTTAGATTTATTTTTAATTCTTATTTTTCTTGCAGCGTTTAAAATATCTTTATGTGTTTTGGTTAGCTTAGGCTTTAAAGTGTTAAAACAAGCACCAGCTAATTCAACAGCCTTAATTGTTATCTCTCCACATTCGATGTAATACGCAACGGTATCTACTAACTTATCCAATTCACGTTTAAATGGGCTAATGTGTATTTGTTTAGCGTTACATTCGGTGTCGATCCATTCTCTACTGTTATGAATAAAACTAGTAAATACTATACCTTGACCACCTAATTGATTGTGAAACAAATTATCTTCAATAGCTTGTATCTCGTTTAGTTTTTCGCTATTCCATTTCATTGTCATAAAAATAATTGTTGTTAATTATTGAATAAATTACTATTCCTAAGCAGATTATAATTGTTACAATCATAGCTAATACTGTTTGTGTTAATGTCATAAATTTATTATTATTAAGATTAAACCTATAAAGCCTACTAAAAAAGATACTGCTTTGTATAAAAACGTTACTTGACTATCTGTTAATTTCATTATAATTCTATTTTACATTTATTAATATCACTAAATATATCGTAAACATCACTTACAACCCCCGCTATCTTATCCTTAGAATAGATCTTAATATAGTTTTCATCTCTTACATTATCATCAACATCATGGCTTAATTTAGTAATCCAAGTAAATGTAACTTGACATCCAATATCTACCTTACCATCTTTAGAATTTGTTAACGTGTTATAACTTATCTCTAGATCCTTATCGGGATTAATACAGTTATCTCTTTGCTCAAAATCTGATAGGGTTGCATCTACAATTCCTTCAATGTATAGTTTATCTATTTTCATTATTTCTGAAGTTTTAAGATTGTTGATACTAATAAAGCATTGATATTATTATAACCTTTTACAGTCGCTTTATCCTTTAATTTTGCCTTATCCAACTTATTTGGCGGCATTTTAATTGTTAATACATTACTCATGTTATATTGTTTTTATTAGTTTATACGTCAAAAGTAGTAATACTATTTAGTAATACCAAAAGTATTTTAAAAGTATTGCCTAATGTGTTGATTATCAAATAGATTATTTTTGTATTAATTTAATTTGTATATTTGTTGTAATGCAAAAAGATGAGTTAGTTATATTAGCCGCACAATCAAAGCAACTGCAAGGGTTTTGTAGTAAGATATGTAATGGTAACGATGTTTGGAACGATGTGTTTCAAGAGTTTCTAATTCATTTGCTTAAAGAAGATGAGAAAAAACTAAATGATAAATACGATAACATTCAATTCATTGGCTATTGCTGCTTTGTTATTAGAAGGATTAATGAATATAGATTAAGGGCAATGGTTAAGGTTAATAGCAAAAATGATTTGTCTAAAATTGGTAGGGATGTGCCTATGTCTGGATCAACAGATAATGAAATAGAAGATGATTGTTACGATATTGAAATAGATAATAAGTTTAACAAAACAATGGATTACATGGCAAAGGATAAAAGTATTAAAAAGTATCACGCTGCTTTATTATTTGCATCAGTAAACAAACCAACAAGAGAAATATCAGAACAAATAGGAACTAAACAAAGAGTAGTAATTTATCAGATTAATAAAGTAAAAGAGAAAATTAAAGCAAACTTAAGATGAAACCACACGAATTAACACTATTAAAGCATAAAGACTTTATTTGGGCTACCACTAAAGATTTAATCATTCCATCTAAAGGAAACGATGTTGCTACTGAAATACTAGCAGCTTATAACGAAATAGATAATACGGTTGAAGTTCTATATGAGTGCTCAACTTGTACTAATATCTATCGTGATTCATTTAAAATCATTTGGGCTTATTGTGAAAGTGTTAATTGGTTTAAGGTAGTAGAATTGAAACCTAAACCTAAAAATAAGTAATGATAACAACCTTGTGGCGAATAAACACTTTTAAATCTAAACTCCTAAACAGAACATTTACAATAATATTGAACTGATGGCAAAACCTATATTAGTATTTAAAATACATTCTTATCCTACTCAAGAATCAATTGATAATATCTCTAATGAATTAGGAAAAGACTATTTTATTATATGGCTTAATACTAGTAATGGAGAAAATGAATCAGTTAAATTATTACAGAAGGGTAGGCAAACTAAAACACTAACAAAACAATTAGAACGATTATTAAAATGAAAGACGAATACGAACATATAAACTTTTGGAATAATGATAAGTAAAGAAATTAAACAAAAACTTTCATTTCCTGATTATAAAATAATAACAGTCGATGAGTACAATTGGTTAGTTAATAGAATGAAAGAAGTTAAGGATTATTTAGAATCTGATAAAAAAGAATTACCTATTAAAATAGAAAATGGCGAAGAATAAAGTATTCATAGATAGACTTCAAGAATACGCTTGGAAGTATGTAGATGAGTGCGAACAAAAACGAAAAGAACAACTGTCAAATAAAGGAGAAGTTGTCGATGTGGCAGATAGAAAAATGCCAACAATTGATTATTTCTTAATGTATTGGATTCCAAAGAATTATAAAGAAAATGCGACAATCCATAGGGCTACTTACTACCGTTGGTTAAATTGGGATAATACACGTAAACAAACTGCAATAGAAAATATAGATAAATTATTTAAAGCTGTTCAGATTGATGTGGTTGCGAATGAAGGTAAAGGCGTTCAATATATAAAACATAAGTTTGGTTGGACCGATAAATCAGAAAGCACTATTAAAACAGAACAACCGTTATTTAGTAACGATAAACAAATGGATTAATGGCATTTATCTATACTACTGCAATATCTAAGATTAGGAAACTAAACAAATTTTGTAGTGGAATACAAGGTGGAACAAGTGCGGGTAAAACATTTGGAATACTACCTATACTTATTGATTACGCTGCCAAGAATCCAAGCAAAGATATTTCAATAGTTGCTGAATCATTCCCACATTTACGTAGGGGTTGCATCAAAGATTTTAAAAAGATTATGATTGATACAGGTAGGTGGATTGATAGCCATTGGCGTTCTACTGATAGCACCTATACATTTAGTAATAACACTACAATCGAGTTCTTTAGTGCTGATAATGACAGTAAGTTAAGAGGTGCAAGGCGTGACATTCTTTATATGAATGAAGCTAATAATATGACGTTTCATGCTTATACTGAGTTAGCAAGTAGAACAAAAGAGAAGGTTTATCTTGACTGGAATCCAGTTGCTCCATTTTGGTTTCATGAGCAGTTACAAGCAGATAATGATGTTGATATGCTTGTTATTGATTATACTCATAATGAGGCGTGTCCAGAATCTGCAAAAAACTTTATCCTTAAAGCAAAAGATAAAGCTGCTACTTCTGCCTTTTGGGCTAATTGGTATAATGTTTATGGTTTAGGATTAATAGGTTCGTTACAGGGTGCAGTATTTGAGAATTGGAAACAATGTGAAGATATACCAAAAGATGCTCAGTTTATTTCCTATGGAATGGACTGGGGTTTTACAAATGATCCAACAACCTTAACGGCTGTTTATAGATTAGATAAGGCTTTGTATTTAAAAGAATTGATTTATGAAACAGGATTAACCAATTCAGATATTATAGACAGGCTAAAACAATTAGGGGTTACTAATCAACAAATGATAGTAGCGGATAGTGCAGAGCCTAAATCAATAGAAGATTTAAGAAGGGCAGGGTTTAGAATTGAAGGTGCTAATAAAGGGGCGGATAGTATTCGTAATTCAATCGACACTTTACAACAATACGAGTTATATATAACTAAAGATTCATTAAACGGAATCAAAGAAGCTCGTAACTATAAATGGGCTACTGATAAAGAGGGGAATAAGTTAAACGTACCTATTGATGACTTTAACCATTTTTGGGATGGGGTTCGTTATGTAGCCCTAAACCGCCTCAAAAAATCCACCTTCATAATCCACTAATATTGTAAAATCCTATAAAAAGTGGTTATAGTATGTGATGACTATACCATTAAGATACGAAGATTTAACAGTTGAGCAATTCATTAAACTTGAGGCATTAAAGAAGCTGGAAGATATTGATTTGATTGACAGAGCCGTTAAAAGGGTTGCTATACTTTCAGGTAAAACAGAGGATGAGATTGAAGCACTACCTCCAAAGGCAGTATTCGATACGTTATCATTAGCGTTATTCTTAACATCTCCTATTCATTCAATGCCATTAGTTGACGAGTTCACAATAGGTAAAAAGAAGTTCAAAGCTATTACCAAGAACACTGTTTACTCAGTTGCTCAACATAGGGATTTTAACGAGTTCATAAAGGCTAACAATGGAGATTATATACCATGTTTAGCTGAGTTAATATTCATTAGCCACCATGAGTTAGTCAATGATAAATGGGTTTACAATGAATTAAACTTTGAGGAAAATGTGGAGCTATTTAAGCAGGCAAAACTAAAAGATGTTTTAGGAGCGGTTTTTTTTTATTCAAACTGTTTACAGAACTACATGATAAATATAAAAACTTGTTTGGAGGAAAACCAAAAGATAGTAAACGACCACACGGAAAAGATGATGAAAGACCAAGAGTTCCAGATTTTTTTGAGAGATGGGGACATGAATATTGGATGAGTGAAGTAGTTAAAGATACATTGCTTAATGAAGATTTGATAGAAAAGTGGAATGTTCTAAGGTATCACAACAAACTAAGTTATTTAAAAGATAAAGATAAGTGGAGTAATGGCAATAACTGATGAGATAGTAAAAGTATTAACTGAGTTTGGTAAAGATACTGTACCTGATTTACAACGTTCTTTAAAATCAAAGTTAAGTGCTAAGTCAAGCAAGTATGGAACTAGAAGGAATAGTAGTAGTGATTTATCAAACTCTATTAAATTCTCTTTTCCAAAATCAAGTGGTTCAATATCATTTGTTTTGTCAATGAATGAATACGGTGAAGCTATTGATAGTGGACGTAAGGCTCATGGAGTAAGTTCAGAAGGACAAGAAAGTTTAATTGATTGGGCTAAAAAACAAGGGGTTGCTGAAAATTACAGAAAGAAAGATTTAGAAACAAGGTTATCTAAGCAAGGTAAAAGCACTCGTAAAAATAAAAAGAAGTTAGTAAAGATGCCGTTTGACAAGGCCGCTAAAACAATAGCCTTTTTAGTTGCAAGGAAATTAAAGAAGAAAGGCTTTGAAGGTAACGGATTCTTTAGTGAGATTATAAAAGATGGTAGGGTTGAAGAACTAAGCGCAAAATTAAAAGAGATAATTAAATCAGAAATAAGAATAGAAGTAATAAGCGGATTAAAATAAATGGCATTAACAGTATATAAACAACCCCAAACATTAACTCCTGCTTATAACGAGCAAATATTTACCGCTTTATCTACTCAAATAGCTATTGCAGATTTTAAATATATTGTAACCGTTACTGTTAATGGCGATACCGCCAATACTTACACAGAAAATATATTACAACGTCCCGATGGATGGCTAGTGTTTGATGCTAAAGAATGGGTTAAAAATTACATTCAACATTACTTTAACCCAAATGATACTAATGTTGTTATTGCCACGAACAAATCAGTTTCAGTTGATGTTGAAATTTCAGAATATTACACTGGAATAATTCAGTCAACCACTCCAATCAATTATAATGCTTTTGATGCATGCTTAACGGATGAAGATTTTAGAAACTATGATTTTAACGACTATTTGTTTGGCGAAAATGTAGACAAATATTTACTAAGCAAAGGAAGTGTAAACGAAGTAGATACAACTTTTACAATTGATCAAAATATTTGGTTGCACTTTTTTAATGGCACAACCAACCCGATAACAGGTGTGGTAGTTGAGTTAAGAAATGGTGCAAGCGTTGTAGGTGGCTTTAGTTCTTCAATCCCAACTCCAATAACTGGATATGATATGTTAGCTTTAAATGTAGGTAAACTATTGGGAGCAGTTGCAGGATATACCATAAGAGTTAATTTTAATGGGGCTAGTGGATTGATTAAAAGATTCACTTTAAGTTTAGTAGATAATCAAACGGATTTTACAGATTACTCAGTTTACTACTTAGATAGAAATGGAGCTATTCAAATGAAACACTTTGATAAACTTTCTACTAAAAGCCACACTAAAAAAACAAATACGGTTACTTTAGATAAGAATGTTTTAAATACAACTACTGGAGCTTATGGCTCAAATTCTTATGATAGAGAAATTCATGTTGTAAGTACATCAAGTGAATCATCAATTACATTAAACACAAATTGGATAACTCAGGAACAAAGTACTTTACTAAAGGATTTATGGGATAGTCCTATTGGCTACTTATGGGATGGCGTTACATTAAAATCATTCAATCCTGCCAATTCTCCATACGATGAAAAAGTAGAGGCTTTAGATAATCTATTTAGTTACACAATGACTATTGATTTAGGTATTACAGAAACAAGACAAAGAGGAATATAATGGCAGTAATAACTAATCTTTTAATAAGTGCAAATAACGGAACAAATGGCTTTGTATCTTATCCTATTGCTAAAGAATCCCCTATAAATATTACTTATCAATTAGCAGATGTTCGTGAACCTGACAAAAGAAAGGGTAGCAGAAGTTTAACTATTAAAATTTTAGGAACAAACGAGATAAATAAGTTGTTTGAAAACAGCTTTAGTTTTAATGTTACAACTCAAAACTTCAATAAGAATCTAAAAACCCCAGTTAAATACATTGTTAATGGCATTGAAAACTTTAAAGGGGATTTACAATTATTAAAAGTAAATATTAATGCCGATAAAAGTATTGAATACGAATGCTCAATTTTAGGCGAAGGAGGTTCTTTGTTTATTGACATTGGGGATAAATACGTAGCTGGCAATCCTGACAGCGCAGATGATTTAGATTTTAGTTCTTACAATCATAATTACGATAGAGATACGCAAAGAAGTACTAGAAGTAATTTAGGGACTGGATTAGGTGTTTTATATCCATTTATAGATAATGCAAGCAATGGCGGTTCTGATACGGTTTGGAATGTATCTAACTTCATTCCATGCTTTTCAATGTATGAGTATATTAAAAAGATTATCGAGAAAACTGGTAGAACATTTACAAGCTCGATACTTTCCGCAACCGATTTTAAAAACCAAATATTATACCCTAATATAAATACAGTAACCTTATCAATAAGTCAATTAGCAGATAGGCAGTTTTATGTTGGTATGAATACCGATTTTACACAAGTTTCAGCACTCCCATATACTGTAATACATAATAATGAAACAGCACCTTTTTTTGATGTTGGAGCACAAAATAACACTACAACTGGTATAGTCACTTTAAACACAACTGGATATTATAACCTAGCATCTAAAGTAGTTTTTAGAATTAAATTCACCCATTCAAACGCTACGGTTGCTTATGGTGTTTTTAGTGGAATGACTTGCTATAATGCAATAGATAAACAAGTTCCATTAAGTTCGGTAGTAGTTAATAATGCGTTCACGCCAAGAACTATAAACTTAAATACATTTGAATCTATTACAAATGAAGTAGCAACTGGAGAAATAGTTTTAAACTCAGGAGAGCAGTTTAAGACTAGAGCTGCTTTAAATCCAACGGCAAACGGTGCGGTTAATTTTTATACCGCCGCAAATGTATTAGTAACTACTGGCACTCCTACTTATACAATTGAATTAGTAAGTGGTATAAATGGAACGGCTTTTTATGGGTTAGCAACTCAAAAGACATTGTTTGAAGGTAATGCAATAGAAGTTAATAATGCACTACCTCTAAAGTTAAAACAAAAGGATTTATTAAAATCAATTATACAAGGTTTAAATTTATTCATAGACATTGACCCCAATGATAGCAATAATTTAATTATTGAATCTTATGATGGGTTTTATAATACAACTCCACCATTAGACTACGGAAACAGAACGGATTTAGACAAAAAACAATCTATTAACCCAAATATATTAGAGGGTAAAAGATACATATTTACTTACAAAGAAGATAACGATAAATTTAATAAACTCTATAAAGAAACTCATGGCGAAGTATTTGGAACAGAACAAATAGATGTCGAGAATGATTTTATAAAAGCTGAAAAGAAAAACGAGTTGATATTTAGCGCAACTCCAAACGCTGCTAATTATGGTTTAGGGATAGTACACCCACGTATTTATGTAGAAGAAAACAGTATTAAAAAATCTATTATACCTAATGTTAGGTGGTTATATTGTGGAGGTGTTAAACAATCTACTAATCCATATACCTATAAACAATTCGGTTTATCTGATTTAACAACGAATGATTATTTATATGCAGGGCATACAGATGATCCGTTAAATCCAACAATAGATTTAAACTTCGGAACACCAAAAGAAGTTTATTATAATTACATCAATGCTTACTTTACAAATAATAATCTTTACAATAGATACCATAAAGACTATTTAAACAACTTGATTAATCGAGATGGTAAATTTGTTATAAAAAATTTATGGCTAAGTCCAAAAGATATTTATAAATTTTCTTTTAGGAATCGTTTGTTTATAGATGGGGCTTATTACATAGTAAATAAGATTAATAACTACAACCCACTAGAAGAAAGTAGTACGGAGGTTGAATTGATTAAGTTATTAGAAAGTAATGTGTTCACACCTTCATCATTTTTAATTAGTAGCAATCCAAATATTAACTCTGGTAATGGTGTTTTATCTGCTAAATTAAATAGTGCTTTAAATGTTGGTAGTAATATTCAAAACAGGGGCAGTAATTGTATAGCCATTGGTGATAATATCGTTATTCCAGAGAGTTGTAGTAATATAACCGTAATAGGTAATAATATTACGGTTGATGAGGGGGTAAGTAATAGCAGTATTATCAATACAAACGATGTTAATTTAAGAACAAGTAACTCGTCAATTGTAAATAATTCAACTATAACAATTAATTTATTAGGTGAAGCCACAACAACAAATGCAACACCTACATCAATAGTATTTGATACAACTAGTGGTAATTTTGATTTAGATACAGATTGCGCTTATAAAATAGAAACAAGATTACTTGCTACCGATACAGTAACATTAGATTCAAAAGAATTTCACGCATCGGGCGTGGCCAGGTACCCATTTGGTATTTTAAGCTATGACGATTCATTAGCTCCAACTTCTGGATTTTCAGATACATCAATGACTGGATGCTTATTTTCTATTTCGCCAATAGGTGGGTCTTTAGATTATGCCATCACTGGTATCGCTGCAACAAATATAAAATGGAGTGTAGTAGTAGATATTATAAAAATAACACAATGATAAATAAAATAGAAGAAATAGAATCATTAATGAATAACGAATCAAGTCAATCAATTATTGATGGATTGTTTTGTATAAAATTCTGTATGGACATTATCGCTACTGGTAACGAAGATTTAATTAAAGTATTAGAAAATGGCAGATAAAGAAAGTATAGGATTTTCCGTTGAAATAGATGGAATTGAGCGTAACATTAAATCTTTAAAGGATTTAAAACAAGCAAAGAAAGATGCTACCGATGCTTTTATTAGAGGCGATAAAGACGCGGCAAAAGCATTAGCAGACCTTAAAGATAAAACAGAAGATTTAACTGATGCAACCCAAAATTTAAAGGGTTCTGGCGTGGAAGGTTTAACTAATTCATTCGGTCAATTAAGAGAAGGTATATCCAACTTTGATGGAGAAAAAATAAAAGGGGCTTTTAAAGGCATTGCATCTGCTATGTCAGCAATACCTATATTATTAATAGTCGAAGGTTTAAAGTATTTAATTGAAAACTTTGATGAATTAAGTAAAGGTAGCGGTGTGTTGGCAAAAATACTAACCGTAGTAGGGCAGGCTTTAAATGGTGTAAAAGAATCTTTATATGCTGTTACTGATGCTATTGGTGCAACGAACCATCAATTGGATTTAATGGGGGATTTGATTAATGAAAACATAATAAAGTTTAAAGAGTTAACCGATAAAACGGTTCATAATTACGATAGGCAAATTGCAGTTGCTAAGGCTGCTGGAAAAGAAACCATAGATATAGAAATTGCTAAACAAAAACAAATAATATTTACAAATAGTATAATTGTTAAACAGATTGAAGCTTATGTTAGAGCTGGAGGACAATTAAACGATGAAAAGAAAAAGCAATTAACCGCAGCTCTTGAAACAAACAAAGATGCTTTAGCTCAAATTAAGATAATAGAGATAGGACACACAAAGTCTGTAAATTCAGAAAACGCTAAAAGATTAGAAAGCGACAAAAAATATTTAGAAGATAAAGATAAAGCATACAAAGAACAGTTTGCAAGGGAATTGCAAATGAAAGTTGATAATGATAGGCTTTTATCTGAGCAAGATGTAGCAAAACTTGCGGCAGATAAGGTCGCTAAAGATGCTTGGATGGAAGAAGCAAAGCTAGACAATGATAATTTTTCGGCTCAAAATATAACCTCACAAAATTTAGATAAAGAATTAAGAGATGCTAATAGAGCTCAAGAACTTGAATCGTTTAAAAACAATTATAACGCTCAATTACAAATAGCCCAAACAACTACTCAATCCTTACAATCACTTTCTGATTTATTCTTTTTAGTAAAAAATAAAAACTTACAAAAAGGAACGGCAGCAGAATTAAAAGCAGCAGAACAACAATTTAAAATTAATAAAGCCTTAGCTATTACAAGTGCTGTCATTAGTGGAATACAAGGGGTTGTAAATGCTTTATCTGCTCAATCAGTTATTCCAGAACCTTTTGGAAGTATACTAAAAGCGGTAACAGCAGTAGGTATAGGTGCAGCAGCAGCGGTAAACGTAGCTAAAATAGCTAGTACAAAATTTACCGTAGGAGGCGGTGCTCCAAGTGGTGGTGGTGCGGCTAGTGTTCCAGTTCCAGCACCTCCAAGTTTATCCGCTCCAACTCAACTACAAACAACTGGAACTAAGTTTGATGAAGATGGTAAAAAAATAGGTGAAGTAGAAAGAACAAATCCAATAATAAACGTTAAAGCAAATATTGGTATTGACGAAGTAAAGGATAAATCAAATAGAGTAGAAACACTAGAAAAACAATCAACATTTTAAAATTATGGAAAATAAACTACCAATATACTACGCCTCAATTAATGAAGATTTAAACGGCATGGAATTAAAAACACAAGGCATTCAAAACATTGCTTTGGTAGAAAGCCCTGCCATGTTAACCGATTGGTTAATGTTTGAGGAGCATAAAGCAACTGAATTAAAGTTAGCTATTAACGAAGAACAAAGAATCATTACAGCTCCTGTAATTGTAGCTGAATTACCCATTTATCGTAAAATGGAAGAGCCTAAAGGAAGCGGTGTTTTTAAAGAGTTCTATGTGGTTTATAAAAAAGAAACTAATATGAAAATCCTACAAAAGTATATGAAGGATGGAAACCAAAACAGAAATAAATTAACTCATGATACTACTGATTTGGTAAAAGGCGTTAATGTGTTTGAGGTTTTTATATCCGATGTTAGTAGAGGTATATCTGCACCAAAAGGATTAGAGAGTTTACCCGATGGTACTATCTTTTGTTCTATGAAAATAACTAATGATGATGTGTGGAATAAAGCTAAAAAAGGTGAAGTTAAAGGAATTTCTTTAGAAGGTTTTTTTGATTTAGAACAAGACACAGAGCTTACAGATACGGAGGTTTCAGCTATTGTAGATACAATTATAAAAGCAGGTTTTGTAAAAATCTAAATTATGTTGTTATAGTTATTGAAAGTAAATAAAACTAAAAATTATAAAATGTCAGATACAAAACCAACATTAACAGAAAGAATTAAAGCAGCGTTTTTAGATTTAGGAATTACTATTCCAGCTAAAAAAGTTGAAACTCCAGTTGTAAAATTAGAAGATGTTACTTTAAAAGATGGTACTATGTTAAACGTAGATTCTATTGAAGTAGGAGCAAATGCAACATTTACTGGTGCAGATGGTATTCCAGTTCCAGCAGAAGGAACATACGAAGCAGAAGATGGTACTATGATGGTTTGCGTAGGTGGTGTAATTACAGAAATTAAACCTAAAGAAGTAGAGAACCCAGCACCAACAGAAGATATGGCAACTGTTTTATCTAAGTTATCAGAATTATCAGAAAGAGTTAAGGCATTCGATGGAAAGTTCAAAAAGCAAGAAGATGAAAAAAAATCTTTAGAGGTTAAGTTAGAAGCTACTCAAAAAGGAATCGCTAAAGCCTTTGAATTAATGGAAGAAGTTAGTTCACAAGCGGCAGGTGTTTCTTTAGAATTACAAAGCACTTCAAAGAAAGTTAAAAAGGCTATTGATAAGCCTTATGACAAAATGAATAATCACGAAAAAATGTTATTTAACAAAGGTAAATTATAAAAACAATGGCGAAAGAAAATAAAAACACGGAAGTAGTTAATCCATTTACAGAAGGCGTTAACTATAAAGAATTCTTAGAAGCATTAGGTGCTAATAAAATTGAAGACTATTTAAAAGATGTTTGTTCAAAAGAGCAAATAGAATGGTTAATCGAAGATTTAAAACATTACACAAACAAATAAAAAAAAGAAAACATGGCAATAAATTTCACAGGAGCAACACGTAACTTTGAGGAGTTAGAAAACATACAAGAGGAATTATACCAAGATTCCAAAACACTAAGAGAAGCAGTAGTTACTATTGACGAAGGTCATAAGTCTGGAACTGATGTTTATGAAAGTAAAGTAACAGTAACTCAAACTGCTTTAAACACAGGCGAAGTAACTGCAACTGGTAATATTGGTTTAGGTTTTAACTCAACCCCAGTTACATTAACTACATTTAACTACGAAGACTTAATTAATGATAACTCTTTAAAAGGTACTAGATTTGAGAAATCAATGAAAAAAGGTGCTTTTGAAGTAGTATCTGATGAGTTTGATAAAAAAGTATTAATTCAAATTACTCCAGCTATTGGTGCAGATTTAGAAACTAAGTTCTGGAACGGTGCAACATCTGCAACTAAAGCAGCGGTAGCAGCATTGACTCCAGGTGCAGGTCAAGGTTCGATTACAGCAGCAGCACAAACAGCAGTAGCAGCAATGCCAACAACTTTATACGATTCTTTCATTACTCGTATTTTATACAATAACTCTCAATCAAAAACTGTTCCGGGTGCAGGTTTAGGAAACTATATTAAAGTAACTGGAACAACTATCACAGCTGCTAATATTGCTGCACAATACGCCTTATTGTATGCTGGAGCAGATTCAAAAGTAACTGATAATCCAAACGCTCAATTCTTTGTGCCCCTTGCGCATAGACAATTTATCAAAGCTGCTAATAATGCGGTAGGTGCTGCTCAACAAGTAAACTTCTTAGTTGAAGGAAGTGGAGATAGTGAAACTATTTCTTACAATGGTCACAAAATCAACTTCCATCCAGTAGGAGCAACTTTCATGGTGTTTACTATGCCTGAATACTTAGTTGTATTAACGGATTCTAAGAGCGATGTAAACAGCTTACAAATTGGACAAGTAGCTAATGGAGCTATGCAACGTTACATTAAAAACGTACAAAGTATGGCTACATGGGTAACTAACCAACGTTATATTACTCTTTACGGAGGATAAAAATTAAAGGGCGGTTAATAGCCGCCCTTCTTATTAATACTAAAAATTATACAAAATGGCATTAACTCAAAACTATGTAAATAAAGACTGCGCTCAAGTAGCTGGTGTAGTTCGTTATTTAATAACAGATTTCTCAAACGTAACAGCATCTACTTTAAGTGTAGCTAATATTGTTACAGCTATCACTAAAACAGTAGCCTTTAAATCATACGCTCAAGAGCCCGAAACTGCTAACTTCAAATATACAGCAACTTTTGGCGCACAAGGTAATTTAGGTTATGATTTTGAAGGTAACTTTGATGTTAATAATCTAAGTACATTAGATCAAGAAGAACTTGCTATCATGTCACCATGTAAATTATTAATCATTGCTGAAATGGTTGATGGTACTTACTGGATGCTAGGACGTCAATATGGCTGCCGTTTATCGGGCGATGCTTTTGATGCTGGTATGAAGTTTGAAGATTTTATAGGAAGTAAAGTAACTTTCAAAGGTCGTTCAAGTGTTAAGATGAAAAAAGTTGATTCATCAATCGTAGCAGCTTTATTATTACCTTAATCAGAATTAAATTAATTACAACAAAAAACCCTAGCTATTTGTTAGGGTTTTTTGTTTTAGGCTCAATGTACTTAATATTCTCAATCATTTCTTCTTCTGATTCATAACCCAATTGCTTCCATAACGGTTCGGGGATAAACGTTACTTGCATAAAATAAGTGTCATTTGGTTGCTTCTTTTTCTTAGCCATTCTACTAAGATAGTAAAAAATTGTAAAACTTTAAAAAAAGTGGTTATAGTTAGTAGTGATACTCATTAATAAAAACTCAGTTAATACAAGGATTTTAACCTTATCAGAAAAGACAAGCATTACTGATGCCTGCTATTTGTTTGAGGTTACAAATGATAACTCAAAAGCTGTTAAATATTTTATAGCTGCTGATACATCAATTAATCCAGAGCGTTACAATGAGTTTGATTTTATTGAAAACACAACTGAAAACCTACAAAATGGAACGTTTAGTTTACCGTTAACTGGATTTTATAAATACAAGGTTTACGAACAAGCAAGCGGATCAACAAACTTAAATCCAATAGGGTTAACAGAAATTGATAACGGTAAATTATTAGTAAAAGATACAGTAGTTGCCGATTTACAGTACGCAGGAAATACAAACGAAGAAGTAGTTTATAACGGATAATGGCAGTAGAATTTAAGTTTATAGATAATAAAAACAATGCCTTGCTAGCTTTTAAAGCTATGCAGAAACTTGAATTTAAAGAGAATAGAAACGGATGGGTTGACTTCGGAAAAGATAATCTTTATCCTCAAGAACTAATCAGATTATACGATGAACACCCAGAGCATAGAGCTATCATTAACCGTAAGGCTCGTTATATTTGGGGTAAAGGTATTAAAGCTAAGAATCCAACTGATGACATTAAAGTAAATGCTTTTATTGAAGGTTTTAATAAAGAGCAGGATTTAAACCAAGCAGGTAAAAAACTTACTCCAAATACTGAAATATTTAACGGTTGTTACGTTCAAGTTATTACTGACTTAATGGGTAGACCTATTTATTTCTACTTTCTTAAAAATGCTAATTGCAGAATATCGGAATGTAAAACTAAACTATACTACTCTAAAAAGTGGAAAAGAAACACTAGAGAACAGGATATAAAGGTTTTAGAAAAGTTTGAAGAAAATGGGAAAGCAGGAACTTATTTTATTGAGTGGAAATATGAAGTACCAACTTCTGATTCTTTAGCAGATACTTACCCAATTGAAAATTATAGAAGTGCAGTAAAAGAAATAAACACAGATATTGACATAACAACCTTTATGGAAAATTATGTAAGTAATGGGTTTAGCGTAGGCACTATTATTCAGTTCTTTAATGGAGTGCCTCCCGATGAAGTAGTTGGTAAATTAGATAGAGCTTTCAAAGGAACTTACACAGGCGAAAAAGGAGAAACGGTTTTAATTCAACATAGCGATCCTACAACTCCAAAAGCAGAAGTAATTAATGTAGGTATTGAGGAACTTGCTGAAAAATTCAGATTCACAGCGCAAAGATCTCAACAAAAAATATTTGCAGCTCACGAAATACCTTCTGAGTTTTTTAACAAAAAGTTTGATGATTCTTTTTTCTCATCAAGTACTGATTTAGTAACACTTCAAGAAATGCACATTAAAGGTTATATCGAACCCAGACAAGAGGCTTTACTTGAATTTATATCTTTTTTATCCTATTTAAAAACAGGTGAATATTTAGATTTAATGATTGAGCCTTTAGGATTAGTAGGTATTGATATTCAAAACAACCCGAATTTTACAGAAGATGAAAAGCGTGAATCTTTAGGATTTGCACCTAAAAATCCTATTCAAGTTGGAGTAGATGGTAAACCTTTGCCAGTAGTAGCTAAAGAAGTAGATGATAATTTAAAAGGATTAACGGCTTCTGAAAATGCTGATATGATTCGTATTGTTAGGGACTTTCAAAAAGGTCGTAACGGTATGAATGAACATATGGCTGTTACACGTTTAAAAGCGTTTGGATTGGATGATTCTGAGGCTAAGAAATGGCTAGGAATAGAAGTAAATATGTCTAGCCAAGTGGATAAAGTTTTAATGGCCTTAGAATTATCTGCTCAAGATGATAACGATGATGAGGTTATTTTAACAGAATTAGCCCACATTCATAATTCAAAAGATGCTTTAAAATATGAGCGTCAAATAATGAAGTTTGCCGATACTTTAACAATATCAGTAAAAGAGTTAGATGATGCTATTTTAAACCTATTAAAAGGCAATCCTACTATCACAGTTGAAGAAATTGCTAAGACTTTAAACTACGATAACTTAAAAGTAAATGAAAGTTTAACACGTCTAAAAAGTGGTGGGTTTATCGAATCTGATACTTTCAAACCAACGATAAAAGGAATTAATAAAGATACTGAACCACCAAAGCAATACGAGATTTACACAGTGTATAAATACGCTTTGCGAGATGATGAAAATGTAACACTTAAAAAAGGCGGTTCATCTCGTCAATTCTGTAAAGATTTAATGAGATTGACAAATGGTTATGCTTTAGAGAATGGCACAATTAAAAAAGGTAAAAACTGGACGTTTGAAAAGATTGATGCGATGGAAAATGATTTAGGTACAAATGTTTTTGATTATAGAGGTGGTTATTACACTAATCCAAACACTAAAGAAACTACTCCAGATTGCAGACACGTATGGCAAGCTATAACAAAAAGAAGATTAGTTAAGAAATAATGGCAGATGTATTTTTCATATCAGAAACAAAGTTAAAGGAACTTTCAGGAGTTGATGATAACATGGACTTTAAAAGATTAAAGCCTACTATTATTGCAGTTCAAGACATCTACATTCAAAAGATTTTAGGCACTAATCTATACAATGATTTAAAGACAAAATTAACAGCCGACGTTACCCTTGCTACTAATCCTAATGAAAAGCTTTTACTTGATGAGTACATTGCTAAAGTAGTTGTTTGGTACGTTAAAATGGAAAGTTCACTGGATATTCAATTCCAATATACTAACAAGGCGGTAATGACTAAGAGTGGAGAAAATGCTCAGCCAGTTCAAACATCTGATTTAAAGTATATAATGAATCAATGGCGCATGAATGCAGAACGTTATAGTCAATTGCTTACCGATTACTTGATTATAAATGAAGCCTTATTTCCAAAATATACAGAGGCTAGTTTGGCTGGAATGAACCCGATACAAAGAAATTATACCAACGGAATTTATATGCGTAATAATTATGGAGAAAACGATCAATGTCAAAAAGGTGCTAACGGTTCTATTATCATCATCGACTAAAAAGAAAAAAGATGATAACTCTAAACCAACAAATAGAGATTTTAAAGAACTTTACTTCCAAACACAGAGGTCTAAATAGCTATTTTCACGAAGGTATAAATAAGTTAGAGGAAAATGTAGACAGCCCAGTTTATCCAAAGTTTGAATCTGTTTTGGAATCAATGGATAATACAAGCGATATGTTTAGTTGTAAGTTTAGACTGTTTGTATCTGATTTAGTAAACAAAGATAAAACTAATAGAGATATCGTTATTTCTGACTGCTCACAAGTAGCTAATGACTTTCTTTATTATATGAAGAAAATAGTTAGAGATGGTACATTTCCAGCTTTTAGATGTTCAACTGATATTCAATTAACTGACTATTTAGAAGCAGGAGTTGACGAAGAAGCAGGGGTTTATTTTGAGTTTACAATGACAGGGCATATAGGTAATTACAGTTGTAATTTACCAATAGATACAGGAACTATTTTAGATAATAATTACATATATGTATATGGAAATACTACACCAATAACAAGCACAATGAATATTACAACAGAAACATTTACTTATGCAGGTTCACCGATAACTTTAGCTAACACTCCTATTGATATATTAACAGTATTTGCAGATGCTTCTGTTCAATTTGAAACAGCAGATTACACTAGGGTAACAAGTATAATAACTCCAACTAGTCCAATAGTTGAAAATGGCACAATTATAAGAATCACATACACATACTAAAATGAAAAAAATACTATTATTATTACTAATTACAACGGCTAGTTATAGTCAAACCTTACTAAAATTAAAGGCTATCGAGTACGCTCCAAGTGCAGGATATTGTGTTATTACAAACTCATTAGGAGTTCAAACATACACTCCATGTTCTAGTATTACAAGTAGTGTAGGCTTATTACCATCAACAACATCAATAACAATTAACGGTTCAACTCAAAGTTTATCTGTTAATCCAACATTTAGAATTACTGATTTAAATAGTTCAGATGGATTAGCAAATTTCGGAGTTACAAATGGAGGTTTAGGTGGAGGTTTATTTTCAGATGGTTTAGGTAAATCAAATACAATAAACTATTCATTTGAAGGTGAATTAACAGATATAACAGATGGAGCTAATTCATTAAATGTAACTAAAACAGCAAATATTTATAGTGTAACTGCTGCAGGAACGAGTACTATAAATCTAACAGCTACAAATGTTTTAAAAAATGGTGTAGAAATTGCAACTACAAACCAATTACCAGTATTAACAGCATCAACTGGAATAACAGTAAGCGGTGCTAGTCCGAATTATACGATAAGTTCTACAACAAATACAATTGGATTATTAACTTCTGCTAATCCTGCTTATACTGGCTCATTAAGTACTGGCTCTTTAACTTATACTGATACTGGTATTTTATCAGCGTTTACAAGTAGCGTAAACGGTTATAATCAAATTGTTTTACAAAACTCTAGTTCTAATGTTGGAGCTAGTACTAACTTTATTATAAGTAATGATATTGGAACTGCTACAAGTAACTTTGGTGAGTTTGGAATGAATAGTTCAACGTTTACAGGAACACCAGTTTTTAGCAAGGCTGGAGATGTTTATTTAACGGCAACTAGTCAAGATTTGGTATTAGGAACTACAACAAGTAACTCAGTTTTAATAGCTGCAAATAGTTCAAGTGTAGCGGCTTTAACGGTAAGTCCTACAAATAGCGTTACGGTTACGGGAACATTAAGCGCAAGAGGTTATAGTACAACTAGTGGAACATCTACTCAGTTTTTAAAAGCAAATGGAACGGTTGACGGTAGTACTTATTTAACCGCAGCGACAGTTCCAAGTTCAGTAGTAACAACAACTGGAACTCAAACACTAACTAATAAAACTATAACAAGCCCTACATTTTCAACGGCTGCAACTTTTACTTACGCTACTGCCTCAACTGTTCCAATATTTAACGCATCAAGGCAATTAGTAAGCTCTACAACTACTACAACTGAATTAACTTATTTAGCAGGGGTTACAAGTGCTATTCAAACTCAATTAAATACAAAAGCATCATTAACAGGAACGGAAACATTAACCAATAAAAGAATGACACCACGTACAAATACAGTTACTACAACGGCTACAATTACAGCCAATTCAGATGCTGTTGATTTTGTGGCAGTTACTACACTTTCAACTGCTACCACATTTACAGTACCAACAGGGACACCAACAGAGGGACAAGGTTTAATTTATAGGATTAAAGATAATGGAACAGCAAGAGCTTTAACATTCAATGCTATTTTTAGGTTTAGTTCAGATATGCCAGCACCAACTACTACCGTTTTAAGTAAAATAATGTATTTAGCATTTATTTATAATTTGATAGATGCTAAATGGGATTGTGTAGGTTTAATTAATAATTTTTAGATATATGAAAAAGATAGTATTTTTATTACTTATTGGTATTTACTGTAAGGCTCAAACATCTGTTATTCCTTATATGCCTAAACAGGCTAATTTTACAGATGATTATACTGCTGCAACTTGGAATTTAAAAAGTTTCTCTTTTGATGGAACAGATAACATATTTACAGGAGATGCGGCAAGTTCAACTATTTTAAATAATGCGATTGTTGGAGCTAACAAACAGTTTACTTTATCCATGTATGTTAAAAAAGGTATTAATGCTACTACTACTGTTTTATTTGGTAGAGATAATACAACTACATCCGTAAGACAACTGTTAGTATTCTTTAATACTACAAATAAATTAGTGTTTGTTTTATATACAACTAGTGCAAATAGTATAACTTGGACTTCAACTGCTTCATTTGCCGAATTAAGAGAATGGAATGAGTTTACATTTGTTTACGATGGCACACAAGGAACAGTTACAAATAGAGTTACTGTATATAGGAATGGAATTTTAGAAGCTGGATCTAATGTACAAGCTGGAACTTTTACAACAATAAATAATACAACTGCTAATAATATTGAGATTGGTGCCCGTTCAACTACTGCTGTTTTTTCTACTTTAAAAATTAGTCAAATAGCTTTATTCAATACTAATTTATCTGCTGCTAATATTGCAATACTTCATAATAATAGAGTTCCTTTTGACATAACAACAAACAGCACATTAAACACTAATTTAGTAATGTATTTAGTAGGTGATAAATCAGCTACATTTAGCACTAATTGGACTTGGAATGATACTAAAGGTAGTAGTGTTTTTACTTCTACTAATATGGTTAGTGGCGACCAAGTGGCAGATGCTCCAGCACTTAAACAAATATCTGTTATATTACAGCATGGACAAAGTAACGCTTCTGGACGTGTGCCTATGTCTACATTACCATCAAGATTAAGTGGCTCAAAATCATGGTTAAAAATATGGGATGGGACAAACTTTGTAAATATAAATTCATCTACAAATAATAATCAATATCAAGATGATGTATCAGCTAATCAATATGGAATAGAATTTTACTTAGGGGATAAATTAAATAGATACTATAAAAAAACAATATATATTTTTAAGGTAGTTAGAGGGGCTTCATATTTAGCAAATACCACGCCTAGTTGGTCAAGGCAATTTTTGGGAGTTATGTTTAATCAGTTATCTACTGATATAACAGCTATGAAAGAATGGGAGTTAGCAAATGGATTTACGATAACTAAATTAAGATTCATCTGGCAGCAAGGTGAAGCAGATTCTCAATTATCAACAGATGCAACAGCATATCAAGCAGTTTGGCAATTATGGTTAACAGGAGCATCAAACTCTGTGTTTTCAAATAAGTTAATGAGTATTTTTTATGTACAACCTAAATTGTATGATACTACTTTAGGCTCTTTGCAAACCTCTGCAAGTTTAGCGTTTAAGTCAACAATAAACACAGCTAAGTCAACAACACAAGCAACTGATGTAACAAATTATAGATTGTATAATACAGATGGTGCAACAGTATTTGCAGACTTAGTACACTTTGACGATGCTGGTATTCGTCAAATAGCAGAGGGAGTAGGTAATTTAATAATAACAGATGGCTTATAAATTATGACAAAGGAACTAATAACACTTGAAAACGGAGTAAAATGATACTAACAAGCAATGAAACAGCTATTGTAATAACCACATTAAGCGGATTATTTACAGCATTCCTTAGTGTAGTCTTATGGATATTAAACAAAGGAGTTAATAAAATGGAAACTATCGCTAACTCTTTGAGCAATATGGAACGAGATTTTAAGGTATTGGTTAACGACCATACTAATTTAAAAGAAGATGTTAAGGAAATTGATAAACGAGTTAGGGATTTAGAACACGAGAGATAATATGAAAACAAGCGAGATTATAAAACTTTACGGTCAACCTGGCGATGTTAAGAATTTAACTACAATTATTTTGCCATTCGAAATGCGTATTGCGTGGGACTTAAAAAGAACGGTAACTAAAATGCAAGTTCATAAATCTGCTGCAAGTTCACTAACTAAAATATTTAATGAGATATTAGAAACTTATGGCATTACTGAAATTAAAAAACTAGGTATTGATTTATTTGGAGGTTCTTATAATTTTCGTCAAATGCGTGGCGGTACGGATTGGAGCGTTCACTCATGGGCTTTGGCTATTGATTTAGATCCTGCTAGAAACACATTAAAAGAAACAAGTAAAACGGCTCGATTCGCTAAACCTGAGTATCAAAGAATGATAGATATTTTCTATAAACATGGTTGGTATTCACTAGGACGTGAAAAGAACTATGATTGGATGCACTTTCAATTTGTAAAACCTTAAATAAAATTATATGACAAAGAAAAAACAAAACAGTTTAATAGCTACAATAGTAGGCTTATTAACATCGGTAGCAACTGCAATAGTAGTAATTGACTTTAATACATTTAACTTTCAGAATCCAAATGATATTATGAAATTATTTGTTATTGCTATGCCTGCAATAGGTGGGTATATGAGTCAATTAAAAGAGAAATAATGGAAATTATCAAATCAATTTGGGATTCAATCAAATGGTATTTACTAACTGTTTTAGTAACGGTTGTCATATTTGCTAATTGTAAGGGGTGTGAGCATGATCCAAAAGTTACTACTCCAAACCACGATACGATTTACAAAGCTGAAAAAAAGCAGGACGTTAAATTAAAACAAGCGTTTCGCAAAGATTCTATATTAACCGTTACTAAAATCAAATATGTAGTGCGCGTAAAGACTGTTTATGATAGTTTATATATTACTGACACATTATGTCAACAATCATTAATAACGCTATACAATGCCTTTGGTAACTTAAATTCGGCTAATGATTCGTTGCTCAGTAATAAAGATACTATTATAAAAGCGTTGGTTAATAAGATAGGATTAAAACAAAGCCATATAACGATAGATTCGACTAGGATAGTTCAGTTAATTGATACTTTACCGAAAGTTAAACGCAAAGGATATTGGAAGGGTTTACTTCACGGCTCTGTTATCGGTGCTGCTTTATTTGGAACGGCTTTAATAGTTAAGTAAATATAAACCAATTATTTAACATATGCAATTAGCTGACCGTTATGTTTTTATTATTATATTTGTGTAAAACTATAAGCATGGCAATAAGAAGATTATTTTTTGATATTGAAACTTCGCCATGTTTAGGGTGGTTTTGGCGACCTGGTTATCAAACCAATCTTAACTACGGTAATGTAATTGAAAACGCTAAAATAATTTGTATTTGTTATAAATGGTCGCATCAAGATAAAGTTTATTATCTAAAGTGGGATAAATCTCAATGTGATAAAAAGATACTTGAAAAGTTTATATCCGTTATGGATAAAGCTGATGAGGTTATCGGGCATAATTCTGATCGCTTTGATACTAAGTGGTTAAGAACTCGTGCTATGTTTCACAATATTGATATGATACCTGATTATAAAAGTATTGATACTTTAAAGCAAGCTAGGCAGTTATTAAATATGCCATCTAATCGTTTAGATAGTATTGGTAAGTATTTTGATTTAGGGCAAAAATTAGAGAATGAAACCGATTTATGGGCAAAGGTTTGGCGTGAAAATAATCAAGCTGCATTAATGAGAATGGTTAAATACTGTAAACAAGACGTTGTATTACTTGAACAGTTTTTTAATAAACTAAATAAATACATTAAACCTAAATCACATACAACTGGATTAAAACAAGACTGTCCAGAATGTGGTAGTGATAATGTTAGATTGTGGGGGTTCTATTACTCACCTTCTGGAACCAAAAAACAAAGATGTCGATGTAATGACTGTTCAAAAAACTTTAGTTTTACTGAGCCCAAAAAAAAGATTATTTAATGTTTACTAAGATTTTGGCACTAAAATGAAACATCTAAAATGGTTTGAAATAGAGGTTTACTATCCAATAGATGCAAGTTTATTTGAAGCTGATATTGAGTTATCAGAAGTTGAAAAGTTAAGCGCTGGCATAGTAGAGGGTTACGAAGTTGGAATAGCTTATTTTAACATAAGCCAAGCAACCGTACAATCATTATTACCTAAATGTTTTATTCCAAAAGGCAAATCAAATAAGAAGTTTTATACAGAGGTTATATTTAACGATGGTTCATTTGCTTTTGCAACTGCTAAACCTACTGATGTATATAACTTAATAGATGATTATTTGGATAATTTGCCTAATGATATAGTAGAAGATTAAAGCAACTTCTTAGCTATCTTTAAATGCACTAGATACCCCATAATATCCATTATAGTATCTTCTGTTTTATCGTTAATACCTTTCTTCTTAATTCTGTTTAACTTATCATCTAACCTAGATAGAATACCATCAATAGGAGCTGATTTACTAAACACTTGGATAGGGTTCTGTAGGCTATTGTTATAGTCTATATTCTTTTGTAGCAATAATTCTTTTAACTCATTACAAGTTTCTTCAATCAATTTATTTACTTCTGTTATGTTTGCCATATCTCTCTTTATTTATGCCATTAGGCGGTTAGTTTTTAAAACGGACATTTAGATTTGTTTTTAGATTCCTTAATACTTTTCCAATCTTTTTTTAACTTATCTGAAATTGCAATTCTTATAAATTTATTTACATTAACTCCATAATCTTCTAAAGTTTTAAAGGCTTTTTGTTGTACTTCTGTGAATCCTATAACCTTTTTATATTTAAGTAGTTGCATGATAATTGATATTGTTTTGTTGGTTTTAGCGAGTTGTTAGCGGTAATTGCACCCCACCGCACAGTTATAGTTCTTTATGAATTTGTAAATAGTCCTCTAATTCGGTTAATGTATTTGCAGGTATATTAAAACCATCACTTTGCAAGTCGGGATTTTCTACCTTCATATTATCAAACATCCACCTCATAGTTTCTTGAGCGTTTTTTAATAAATTGAATTGCTTTGAAATATCCCTTGCATTTTGGTTTTTAAAAAATGCGTATTCCAAACAAGTTCTTGAGCAATAATGGTGCATACCATTACTTTCAATAATATGGCTATCCGTACTATCATTTTTTATGCTACCGTTAATAGTAATCCACCTAAAGGGATGTTCTTTAATATTATTAACCTCATAGGTTTGTTCGCATTTTTTACCATCTTCAAAACGGTGTCCATCACATTTGTATATTAACATATATTTTTAGTTTTAAATTGTTTCTATTCCTTTGCTGTGCAACTAACCGCTAACAGCACCTAACCAAAATTTTTGCGAAAAGCAAAAACTATCGGTTAGCTGCAAAACGTTATGTTCAATTAAATATTTAATAAAACTTTTTCTTCCCTGCGCACGGTATTACGTTCAATTTCTTCCACAATAAACGGCAGACACAATTGATTCGGGTCGTCTGGTATTGGTGCTTTTGGATTTTCAGGGTCATTCGGGTCGCCATCATTTCCCCAATCCCACTTCACAAACTTTGTGCATTTAGGCTTTCCATCTTCACCATAACACCATTCTTTCGGGTATTCCTTATCATTTAAGTCTAAGCACATTGTTAATGTCATTATTTCGCAACGTGGAGCTTTTGCATTGTAATCAGGGTTATCGTGAATACATTGATAACAAAAGTTACTCATAAAGCAATCGCCTTCTGTTCCGTTGCTTGGTCTGTATTTTTTATTTTCCATCGCTCAAAAAGTTTTATTAAATATTTAACTGCCTCACGCACATTCCGACACACCAACATAACAGCACCTTTGCCGCATTTGCGATGCTTCTGCTCAAACGTGTTTACGCGGATTACGCAAACGACGAGCAAAGCCGCAAAACGTTATAGCCAATACTACTTTTGTGCTTCAATTGAACTTTCGTGAGAAAAAGAATTTAAAAAATTTTCCCCTCCTAAAAAAGAAATAGAAGTAGTGCATTTTGGGCAACTATACCATTCCTTATTCCGTTTATCAAACACTTTATTATTTTGGTTGCAACATTCGTAATTATTTATCATTCCTACATTTGGTTTTGGTTGTTCTTTCAATAAGCAAATCAAACTTTCATCAAGTGTGTAGCAATACCTGTGCTTTTGCGTTCTTGGTAGCCAAACCCCTTTTATATCTTTCGTTTGTCCTCTTGGGTTTATTCTTCCATCGGCAGTATAAAAGTCGGTTTTTTTATCAGTCAAACCGTAATATTTGAAATTGCACACTTGATAAATTGAGCCAACGTGCCTTGAATCATCTGCCAAAGTTATAACAGCTTTTACTTGTTTTGTTTTTAATAATCTCAATGAGTTACCAAGTAAGTAGCTTGTGGCATTTGTTCCGTTTAGCTTTGGCAACATACAAAGTCGGCTCAATTCCAACACGTCTTGATTATCATTTTCAAGTCCAAACCAACTTTTCATTGCTACTATTCCTTGCGGATTTGAGTAAGTTGCACAACCAACCAAAACATTATCTATAAAAATTCCGTAGCAGTATTTAGCAAAAAATTTAGCATCTTTTAAATAATGATATTGTGCTATAAATTTGTATGCTACTGCCTTGTCAATTTCAGATAATACAAAAGTGTTTTTTGCTTTTGCTTCTCGGTTCTTAAATGCTTCTATTTTAGCATCAACATTCGTAACCCAAAATGATAATTCTATTTGTCCCTCGCTCATTTTTTAAATTCTTTTTTTTAGTTCTTCGATTAAAGTTTTGTGCTAATTAAATCGTACTGGCTATAACACCACCTATACGCAAGTTTTGTGAAAAACAAAACCTGACGTATAGCTGTAACCGTTAGCGGCAACCCTAAAGGACATTCCGTTCAATTGAAATGTTCTCTTTGGTAACTACTACTATGTAATCTTGCCTTTTGACAGCTAAAGGATATTCCTTTTTGATATGCTGCATTACTCTTTGCGTGCCATAAATCAAAGTATCTTTTCTTCCTTTGGCTCTCGATAATTGACTTTCCAATTCTTCAATTACCTTGTTATTTTCTTCCATTTCTAAGGCTATTGTATGCAAAATATCAGCAGCCTTGATTTCTTCGCCTTGTATCAAATTGACAAGGTTTGAAAAACTTAAATCGTCTATGTATTCCATTTTTATTTTGATTTGTGAAGAAGGGCATCCGCTAACAAGTGCTATACAATATGGCGGCTGACGTGCTTCGATTAAACATTTGTACTAATTCAAACTGTGGTGCTTCGTGTTGGACTTTCGTTCTGAAAACCCGCCACATCGTATAGCACCGTTACGTTATAGGTAATGCCTACTTAACTTCCTCTTTTGGCTTTTTATGCGATTCTATAATTGTGTTTAAACTACCCGCCAATTGGTTAAAGTGATTAATATTATTTACTGCAATTTGCAACTCTCCAATCAATTTGTTTAACCCATCCAAATCAGTTTTAAACCTAAATTCATCTACTCCAATTGATTTTTTTAAAGCGTCACCCTTACCGTTAATAGTATATTGTGGGCTTGTAGTTATCAATATAATTTCTGTTTGTGGATGCAAATTGCTTGTTTCGTAATTTAATCCAAAATCACAATTACTTCTTACGCTTACTATTGTTCTGTTTTTCATGTTTCTATTTTTTAATTATTAATATTCTTTTAGTCTTTACTTTAGGCACTACCTATAACAGCAGATAATAAACATTTGGTTAAAACGCCTCATCGTTATCGGTGGATATTATTAGGTCTGGTAATTTTGGTTCAGCTTCATTTAAGAAACTAGTATTGTTTTGTAATGGAGGTTGTTCAATATTTAGCCAGCTATCATAATTTGGAGTTCCTTTGTAGTATCTACCGTTTGTATAGTCCCATGCAAATTGAACACATCCAACTTTACCCCAATGTTTAAACTTTACTTTTTGGATATAAATTTCAGTTATGCCAGTATCAAAATCCCTATAAACAGTTAAACCGTTTGCCGTTTTATTGTAAAAGTTAGCCGATCCGCTTATACTGTATAAATTTGGAATCTCATATTTTCCAGTTGATTTATCCTTTTGAATTTTTGTCGGATGAGCAACTAAAAAACAGTGAACTTTATTAACCTCACAAAAGCGTGTAATTTTATCAAGCTGCTCACTAATATACTTTGTTTCATTTGTAGTATATTGGTGGTCTAATTTATTCCACGCATCAATAACAAACGCCTTAACTCCTTTTTTACGTACTAACTGCCTAACACTATCTAAAATATTTTCAAGTTTAAAATCTTTCTCAGGATTAATAAAAAAGAAGTTGTTTGCGTGGTAATCTATCATATTAGATAAATCAATAGGGCTTAATCGGTTGCTACCTTCAAATGGTTTACCAATCATTTTCTCTGCAAACTTGCTAAAGTGTAATTCTAAAGGGTGATTTTCGGGACTATACATTGCAATTTTCCAACCATGTGAAATATTTAACCGACAAATGATAAAGTCTAAAAATTCAGATTTACCATGTCCGGGTATTCCAGTAATGGTTGTTAAATAACCCTCTTGAAATCGAATGTGCATATCAAGTTCAGCCATATTTATACCGCATCCATTAGGTAAACCATTGTTGTAATAGTTGTAAATATCAGCTTCAATATCTTTAGCATTAAAAACCCCTACTATTGGAAACTCTTTAGCTTCTTGAATACAGTTAATAACCGTTTGCTTATCGTATTTTATTAAACAGTCGTTTGCATCTTTACAATCTTTGAAAGTTACCTTTTTGCAGTTTTCAAAACCCAAACGTCTTGCTAGTTCATTTTGAAGATTAAGACCAGCAGTATCATTATCTAAAGCTAAAATGAATGTCGTATTATCGCTAAAACTATCAATACAGTTATCTAAATATTCAAAGTTTATTTTACCTAATCCTGCACCATTAGGGACTGATATAACGTTTTTTATACCACATTCATAAACCGCTAAAGCATCCATTTCTCCCTCAACAATTACAATATTTTCATTATTGATTGTACAGTCTAGGTTATAAAAAATCAGTTCAGCATCTTTGAAAAGTTTAAAATCTTTATTTTTGCCACGAGATTTAACATTTATCAGCTCACCATTACGGAAATAGTTAAATTGAATTGTTGGAATATTACCTTGTGCTTTTGGCATCCATTCAATCGCTTCTGAAACTTTTAACTGCAATAGGGTGTTTTCGCTAATTTTACGGCTCGTAAAGAACTTTAAACAGTCAGGTGAATACTTACTAACGTTTTGAGGCTTAGGTTTCTTATATTCAATTTGTGTGGGTTTTTTCTCAAAATCTTTAAATTCCACTAAAACAACCCCACAATGATTGCAACGCCCAGCTCCCTTACGAAGATTATAACCAAAACATTTATCGGTTTTCTTTTTTCTGCTTTCTGAACATACTGGGCAAGTCATTGTATTTTCTCCCATCTTTTGGGCATCAATGATGTATTCTTTTTTATCCGCTAGGTTTATAACTTTTAAATCTGCCATGTTAGTAAACCATTTTTAAGGGTGCTGTTATGTTTGAGTTTAATCCATCTTTGATAAATGGCAATGTGTTTAGTAATGAAGATTTCCAGTTTTTTATTTTCTTATCATTTCCATTTTTCCAATCGTTTGCAATCCAACTATCGTATTTAAATTTCAAATCAGTTTCACAAACATTTGGTTTATGTAAAAAAGCGTAAACTTTAAAATCAGAAAAATCAGGTATTAAATTATCCTTATCTTTATCTTTATCTTTATCCTTATCTTTATCCTTATCTTTATAGCTACCTTTTTGCTTAACGTTTGCTTTAGCTTTGCCACCCTTAGAACCTGCGTACTGCCTAGCTTTACGTTTCTCACTTAGTAAATCATACTGTATATTTAAAAACTCAATTTCTACTTTATCGTGTCTATTTTCGTGCTTAATTATACCTAGTTCAATTAGTTGTTTAAGCAAAGTTGTAGCATTGTTAAACTTTTTTTGTAGTATTGCTAAAGTTAAATTGCAGTCATTAATCCAATAATAACCACATACAGAAATAAACAATCCCTGTATTTCAAATGATTCTAAACTAATTTTACCGTTCTGCCAATCCTGGACTGTAAAACGAAAGTATGGTAATTCTTTTGCCATTGTTATAAGTCTTTACAAATATGAAATTGAATACCATTAATAAGTGAATCTCTTAAATTATCGTATAAATTAAGATCGTAAATTTCTTCACGTTTTGTAACAGTTCCAAATGAAAACTTAAATCCATTTGTAAATTTTAAAATAGTGTAATGACCAGAGTAATGCTTATTAGCTATAAACTCAATAGTTTGTAATTCTTTCATAAATTTTATTAATAAAAAAAGCTCCTATAAATCCAACGGGTCTGAAGCGTTTTCATTATAAGAGCCTGTTTAAGTTTCTTTTGTTACCTATGGTTTCAGACCGTAACACTGCGAAATTACAAATAAAGAACGAATAAACCTAATTTATTTTACTAAAGTTTCAATTTTAACATATTACCTCATGGCTTCTATTAAATCTACTTTCTATAAATTGGGTTGAGTAAAAGTAAAATACATAGTATTTATCACTTAAAAAGTTATAAGTCAGTATTGGATTAAATCCTTTATTTTTTTTAACAGATTTATATTCTGTAATTGCTTTATGTAAATTTTTCATATTATCCTAATAAACCCCAATTTTGTATTACACTTTTCATT